CACCTCGCCGCAGCCATCGCCAACCACCTGATCGCACAGGGCAAGCCGGTCATCTGCATGACGATGATCGACCTGCTGGAGCGCATCAAGCGCACCTACTCCGCGACCGGCGGCAGCGAGAGCGACGTCCTGAAGATCTACAAGACCGTCCCGCTCCTCGTGATCGACGACATCGGCAAGGAGCCACCGACCGAGTGGGCGATCTCCACGGTCTACAACATCATCAACGGCCGCTATGAGGCATACCTGCCGACCATAGTGACCACCAACTACGACACCGAGGCCCTGATCGACCGCATGACGCCGCGAGAAAGCCACGACAGCATGACGGCCCGGGCCACCATCGACCGGCTCATGGAAATGTGCAGAGGCATCACCCTCACCGGCCAGAGCTGGCGCTCACGATAGGAGGGACAACATGAAAAAGGTTTACATCTGCTCCCCGTGCCGCGGGGACTACGAGAACAACATCCAGCGCGCCAAGGAGTACAGCCGCGCGGCTGTGGAGAAGGGCGTCATCCCCGTCACCCCGCACATCTATCTCACGCAGTTCATGGACGACAACGTCCCCGAGGAGCGTGAGCTGGCCCTGAAGATCGGCAGCGAGCTGGTGCTCGGCTGCTCCGAGCTGTGGGCCTTCGGCATCGACCACCCTTCGGCCGGCATGGCCGCGGAGATCGAGCTCGCCAAGGCGCACGGCATCCCCGTCCGCAACGGCTTCGAGGCCATCAGCGAGCTGAAGCCTGACGAGGAGCCCGAAAGCGACGAGGAGGACAAGCCTGACATCGGCAGCGTCACGCTGCACCTGCCCGCCTTCAGGGCGATGGCCGTCTGCAACCAGCACCTCGACCACGGCCCTCTCAGCATCGAGCTGGATGGCAGCGTCATCCTCGAGCTCGCCGACCGCCTGATCTCCGATCCGGGCGTCCACATCGAGATCGGAGGCTGAACGCCGTGACGAAGTACGACCCGAGAAAGAACGCGGAGGGCTACAACGACCCGACGCCCTACGCAGCCGAAAAACACATGATGGCGCAGATCCGCGGCAAGCAGGCCAGAGTCGCCGGCGGCTACTTCGAGAATATCATCTCGGCCTCGTGCGACTACTACCTCAGCCGCGGCCTCGCCAAGATCGAAAAGACGCCGGAGCCCATGAAGCCCCTCGGCGCCAAGAACCGCAAGGGCCAGTTTCTCGCCTGCTACACCAAGCAGGCCCAGCCGGACTATGGCGGCACCCTGAAGGGCGGCCGGAGCATCTACTTCGAGGCCAAGCACACCGACGACGAGCGCATCGAGCAGCGCCGGCTCACCCAAGAACAGCAGGACGACCTCGAGGCCCATCACAAGCTCGGCGCCATCGCCTTCGTGCTCGTCTCCGTGAGCCTGACGGACTTCTACCGCGTGCCGTGGCCCGTCTGGCGTGATATGGCTGAGATCTACGGCCGCAAGTACATGACGCACGCAGAGCTCTCCCGCTACGAGGTGCCGGCGACGGCCGGCTTCATCAAGTTCCTGCACGGCATCGAGGAGGTGACAGTATGAGAGTCCTGAGCCTTTTCGACGGAATAGCGACCGGCCGCCTCGCGCTGGAGATGGCTGGCGTGCCCGTCGACCTTTACATCGCCAGCGAGATCGACAAGGACGCGAAGGCCGTGGCGAGGGCAAACTGGCCCGACATGATCCACATCGGCCCCGTGGAAAGCGTGACGGCGCCAGACCTCCCGAAGATTGACCTCGTCATCGGCGGGAGCCCCTGTCAAGGCTTCTCGAGGGCTGGGGCCGGCCTAAACTTCGACGATCCGCGCAGCCGCCTGTTTTTTGACTACGTGCGAGTCCTGAACGAAGTCAGGGAGAAAAACCCCGACGTGAAGTTCCTCCTCGAAAATGTGATTATGAAACGCGAGTGGGAGGACGTCATCACTGAGAAACTCGGCGTGCAGCCCGTCCACATCAACAGCCGCGCGCACTCCGCTCAAAATCGGCCGAGGGCCTACTGGAGCAACATCGCAGATCTCAGCCCGCTGAGTAGCGGGGGGGGGGGCAGCCGTTGGACACCATCATCGACCGCAGCGTCGACGTGAGCGGCTTCACGGAGGCCGGCGGGCTCCTGTTCGGCCCGGGAATATCTGAGGGCTCAATGGGGCTCGTCCAAAAGACCGCCGGCGGCATCGTGGTCAAGCAGGCCACGGCCTGCGGATATATCGAGGCCGTCGATGGCGACGGCGTCTCCCTCGCCTTCCCCGGGAGCGCCACCAGACGCGGCCGCGTGATACATCAGAAAAGCCATACCATCACCTGCGCTTGCGACATCTGCGTATTTTACGACAATGTCATCCGGCACTTTACCGTCGAGGAGCTCGAAAAGCTCCAAGGGCTCCCCGCCGGCTACACAGCAGCCGTCCCGGAACCGGCGAGAAAGAGAGCAATCGGAAACGGATGGACGGCTTCGGTCATCGCGGAGATCTTCAAACTCCTCCCACAGGCTGAAACCGCCGTAAAAACGGACGTCGCATAGCCCGGGCAAGTATGCACCAACAGCGTGCCAGCCGACAGCGTCGAGCTGGCCGGAAAGGAGGAAACACATGAACCAGACAACCAAAGAGACCCGGCGCCGCAGCTATGACGCCGTACTCCCCAAGCGGGCCGCCCGCTGCCGCCTGATCCTCGAGACCCTCGGCGACCGTGAGCTCACGGCCAGCGAGATCACCGAGGAGCTCGTCGCAACCGGCCGGATCCCGTACTTCAACCGCAACTATGTCGCCCCGCGGCTCACGGAGCTGAAGGAGATCGGGATCCTCACGACGGTCGGCCGCCGCAAGGCCACCCGCTCGGACGCCACCGAGGCCGTATGGGCCAGAGCGGAGCCTTCGGGTCCCACGGGCCAGACGGCCGCAGCCTACGCAGACAACCCGACCGAGGCCGAGCAGATGACGCTCGGATCGGCCACCTGAGAGAAAGGAGAAACCCCATGAACGAACAGAACCAGCGCGACAGCATCATGTCGATGGCCCGCGGTGCCTTCGAGGAGCGCGTCGACTATGAGATGGACAAGGTGATCCAGAACATCCTCGACCCCAACACGAAGGCCACGGCCAAGCGCAAGATCACCCTCACCATCGAGCTGACCCCGGACGACGAGCGCCGCACCATCGGCGTCTCCGTGACGGCCAAGTCTACGCTCGCAGCCACCAACCCCGTCGCCACGGCCCTCTATGTCACCTCTGACGGCAACGGCGAGCTCGTCGTCGCTGAGATGGTGCCGCAGGTGCCCGGCCAAATGAACATGGACGGCACGCAGCAGGAGGCCCCGAAGCTCCTGAAGCTCGTCCAGCACGGATAAACACCCACAACACAGAACAAGGAGGACAACACAATGCTCGCAAAAATGATCGACAAAATCGTCAGCCTGAAGGAGACCAAGATCTTCGAGATCGACGGCCAGACCTACGCCGACGCATCACTCACCCGCATCCCGCCTCACGTCGACCGCCCTGACTGCATCAGCGTCAGCGGACTCGATAGCATCTGCAAGCTGATCCGCACCGAGCTCGAGAAGGTCGGCACGACCATCATGGTGCAGGTCAAGAGCAACGACACCGTCGAGGTGATGACCACCTATCTGAGCGACTTCTCCCGCAACACGCTCTACCGCGCCAAGGCTGACGCCCCGGGCCTGCGCACCGGCTTCAGAGGACGCGAGGTAGCTCTGATCGAGCTGCGGAGCCTCTGCATCTCGATCAAAGTGACCTACAAAAGCGAGGGGCTGCAAAAGCTCCGCAAGGCTGCCGGCCTGTCTCAGTCTCAGCTCGCCGATCTGGCCGGGATCAAGGTGCAGGTGCTCCAGCAGTACGAGCGCGGTGCCCGGGACATCAACGGCGCAAAGCTGCCGACGCTGCTGAAGATCTGCAACGCGCTGGAGTGCAGGCTGGCTGACATTATCACAGACGAGGAGACGCTCGAGCTCCTGAAAAAGTACGAGGAACACTGACACACAGAAGGGGCGGCCGGCGGGCCGCCCCTTTTCTTTTATCACGGAGGGGAACACAATGGGACAGCACTGGAGCCATCTGACGCCGACCAAGCGCATCCAGCTCGACGCCTTCATCCGCGCGGGAATGAAGCCGACGGACATCGCCAAGGAGCTCGGCGTCCACCATACGACAATCTACCGGGAGCTGAAGCGGTGCACCTACGAGCACCTCAACAGCGACTACACCACCGAGACCAGATACAACCCCGAAGGCGCACAGGCCCGCTATGAGGCCAACCTCCGCGCCAAGGGCCCGGAGCTGAAGATCGGCAACGACTACGAGCTGGCCGACTACCTGATCGCAAAGATCCGCGACGAGAAGTACAGCCCGGAGGCTGCAATCGGTGAGGCCGAGGTCAAGGGCTGGCCCTTCAAGACCCACATCTGCGCGAGTACCGCCTACAACTACATCCGCGGCGAGATCTTCGGCGACGAGCTGACCGTCTCCATGCTGCCGCAGCACGGCAAGCGCCACCAGCCGGAGCGCCCGGCCGGATCCATGCCCCGCAAGCCTGCGGGCCGGAGTATCGAGGATCGCCCCGAGCACATCAACGACCGCAGCACCTTCGGTCACTGGGAGATGGACAGCGTCGAGAGCTGCCAAGGCGTCAGCAACACCTACATCGTGATGACCGAGCGCAAGACCCGCCGCGAGATCATCATCCCATCACCGGATAAGACGAGCGCCAGCGTCGTCGCTGCCCTCGACACCCTCGAGAAGAAAGTCGGCTCCAAAGTGTTCCCGCTGATCTTCCAGTCGATCACCTGCGACAATGGCTGCGAGTTTGCAGACGCCGCCGGGATCGAGCGCAGCATCACCGGCCGGGGATCTCGCACCGAGGTCTACTATTGCCACCCCTACCGCCCGAGCGAGCGCGGATCCAACGAGAACCAGAATGGCCTCATACGTCGGCACCTGCCGAAGGGCACCGACCTGAGCACGATCTCCTACGAGGAGACTAAGCGGATCGAGGACTGGCTGAACAACTACCCCCGCAAAATGTTCGGTTATCTGTGCTCCGAGCAGCTTTTCCGGGAAGAAATCGCCCTCATTCTGGCCTCATAAAAAATATTTTTGCTTTTTTGTGCATTTACTCTTGACAAATGGCCCGCTGCCATGGAAACCAGTTTTCCGCATGAAGGCTTCCCCCGGAAGAGGTGAAGGCTTCAGCTCCGGGTCAAGCTGTATAAATCGATTTTCGTACCCTGCTGTTTTTGGCAGAACGACAGATTTTTTCTTTAAATTTTATGCAATTTTCAACGGATACAAAGCGACCGGCAGTCACAACTTTATTATTTTAATGCGGTAAAGGTTCTTCGCAGGATTCCATGCCCGAAATATCCCCAAAACGCCGTTTGTGCTTTAGTCATACTCATTTGACAGATGCCGCCTTTTCCGGTATCCTGACCTCCTACGTGCTGTGGAAGAAGGGCAAGATCCAGGTAGTGGATAAAGAGCAGAAGTAACGATACATAAAAACCCTCCCGGCCAGCGACCGGGAGGGTTTTTGCTTATTCTGCGTTCTTTTTGGGCAGGTCCAGTTCCGGCATCAGCTCCTCGCTCACGATGGTGAGCATCTCTTCCAGCTTTGCGCAGTCCTCGGGGGAGAAACGTTCGCGGGCGCGCTCCACTACGGTGTGCAGGTAGGAATAGCTGATGTTGTAGTAATCGATATACTTCTGGGTGGGACGCAGGTTGTATTCGCGCCGGTCGGTGGTGGACTGGATCTTTTCCACATAGCCTTTTTTCACCAGACTGCCGATCTTATACGCCGCATTGGGGGTGGAGATCTGCATCATGCGGGAGAACTCCGCAATGGTGGGCTCGCCCATGGCCATGATGCCCTCCATACAGAAGGATTCCACCGTGGTCAGGGTGGCTTCCCGGGTGGCAAAGCGCTGAAAAACGTTCTGGTAAAAGTGCAGCTTGAATTTGGTATATACGTCCTGAAATGCCTGTTCCAGCATGGGTCGTGCGCCTCCGATGGTTCATTTTCTTTCAGTATACCACATTTTGCACGCAGCGCAAAGGGAAATCACAGAGAAGCCGAACAGCCTTTTCAGGCCTGCTTCGTCTTTTTGGTGCGCAGGCGGATCACGTTCAGCACCGCCAGCTCCACCACAATGGCAACAGCCAGCAGGATCAGCGAGGTGAGCAGGCTGCCGTTGGCGCCCAGAAAAGCCTGTGCAATGCCTGTAATGACATAGCACACTGCCGCGCAGGAAGCCGCCGTAATGGCGTAGGGCAGCTGGGTGGACACATGGTTCACATGGCTGCAGTGGGCACCGGCGGAGGCCATGATAGTGGTGTCCGAGATGGGGGAGCAGTGGTCGCCGCAGACGGCACCGGACAGGCAGGCCGCGATGGAAATGACCAGCATCTCACCCTCCGGGAAGGCATGGCACACAATGGGGATGAGGATGGAGAAGGTACCCCAGGAGGTGCCGGTGGCAAAGGCAAGGAACACTGCCACAAGGAAGATGATGACCGGCAGCATGTACTGCAGGGCAGAGGCGGAGCCGTTCAGCAGGTTTGCAACGTAATATTTTGCGCCCAGCAGGCCGGTCATGCCGGACAGGGTCCATGCAAGGGAGAGGATCAGCATGGGGCTGACCATGGCCTTGAAGCCCTCGGGGATGCAGGCGGCA